GCAAACCCTAGAATCCAGCGCTGCAGTCCATTCATAAACAAGACCCTCTAAGGCATCAGCGTTAGCGTCCCAAACCTGCTCAGTGATCTGCCTGTTAAACGACTGGATAGCAGTTCTGGCAACAGTGTTGGCCTGCGCCTTAATCTTGCCGGTGGCAGTGTCTTTGGTAGCTTTCAGCAAACCACTTTTAGTAATCTCTTCACTGATTGACTTTGCAATGCTCTCGGTTGATGCACCTTGCAAAATTCCGGTTCTGACTGTCCGGTCAATAGTCTGAAAATTCTGTTTCATCCATAAAGAAGTTGGCGTGTCTAGCTCTGGATTAACGCGAAATAGTTTCTCTAGACTTACGTTCGCAATCGATGTCTTGCTCAATGCACTCTGAACATTCTCAGCAAGAATCCGGTTGCCAAATGCCTGCAGCTGGCCAGCAGGAGCATTCCGAATCGGGCCACTAGTGCCGATAGGGGCTGGGGCTTTAATCGCCTCTAACGACTTAACGACATTTTCCTCAACTTCCTTTGATATCCCTTCCAAACTGTCAATAATCGATTCTCGAAAACTGTCGTTATAAGGCTGTAATGCCTGCATGACCTGCGGCCTTAACCTCTTCCATGCTTTGTCTTGTAACAGCGCTTCTTCAGGCAAACCCTCTACAAGACGCCTGATCTGCGTCATTGCATTGGCGAACGCAGGATTAGCACCCTTTACAGCTGCCTTCTCTGCATTGGTTAGCGAGAATGCATGACGGATAAAAAGCGATAACTGCTTTTGATTCACCGCCTAAACTATCCTTATACGCTTAATTCTAATGGCTCAAAAGATTCGTAAAATTCAAATCGGTAATACGACACTTGAACAGATCATTGAAGTGCCTGATGCTGATCCAATTTGTGAATTGAAGCCTAAGCGCCGGGGCCGTAAAGCCAAAGCTACGGACGATTACCAGTCTCCCGAAGCTCCCGTTTCAGATGACTGAGTAAAGCTTCTTCATAAGGTACTAACGCATCACCTTTTAGCTCTAACTCTAAAATCCGTAGTCTGACGAGCTTGGCGTATGAATCCGCAAGCCATTCTTTCACGTCTGCAGATTTTGCATACCTAGACTCAATCGTGATAGCGCCACCGATGAGGCTAATCAACACTAGGGAAACAGAGGTTAAGGCAGCCACCATTTCCGCAGTAATCACAGGCTTTTCAGTCATTTGTCTGGCGGTTTGAAAGTCCAAGTTTTGAACGGGTCGGGCTGACCGTTAGTAATTGCCACTGCCCTTTTATAAAAATGGTTGTCGGTGCATCCAACCTCTTGTAAATGGTTACGAATCCGTCGCCAATTTTCTAGTGTTTGATCATCCATAAATCAAAAAGGCAATAAGCAGCAATTCACAGATCATTTGCCTTTTTTGCTTCCGCCTTTTGGCTTTCCTTTTTTGTAGCCCATAACATGCGGTGCTTTGATTGACATAAAACCTCCAAGGGATGTTGAGCCTTGCTGGTCTTCAGTAAAGACAGCCTTTGGTTGTGCGGTATCTGTAGCTTTCAGATAATCCTTAACCGCTACGTCAACCACATAAGGCACTAGTTCTTTTTTGGTTTGATTGCACCAAGTAGCTTCATGATCAGTTGAAGGATGCTGTTTTCTTTTAGCTTGGGCGTCATCCCAATCACTTCAGAAATTGCAGCAACAACCACCCAAAACGCAGGCTCTTTTAGAAAATCCATGCCGAATGTTTAACTAAGTTAATTCTAAGGACGACGGCTTTAGTCGATTGCGTCTAGCTGGTTTTGGTCTGTTAGCTCAACCTCTAGTTCAATATCGAAATCTGATGGGAGGCATTCGCCTTTTCTGAGAATTTCTAGCAAGGTAGATTGGGTAATCACACCATTGTTGAAGAGGTTCATGTATTGACCAACAGCGTTGCCTTCTAACGTCTGCAGGTTAAAGTCCCGATCGATGACAATCTTTGGCGACTCTTTGCCGACATAAGCTGCTGCATGGTCAAAGGCATGCTGCAATGCATTTTCTAAATTGCGGCTAACACTACTTAGCAACGAATCTGAGTCTATGCGGCTAATCTGCTTAGATTGTGCCGTCTCTGGGCTGTTTAACTGTGCAAAGAGAGTAGCAATGCCAAGGTTTCGCATTTGCTCTTCTAGTCTGTCTAGATACGCTTGTTGAGCATCAAAGCTAGATGATGCAGGCTCGATAAACTTTCCATCGCCATCAGTTGGCAGCAATATTGCTGAGTTAGCTGAAAGGCCAATTGTGCCGTCAGTATCAGAATCATCAAAGCCTTTTAACAAAAGAATTGGCAGTGCGCTGACGTGTAAAGCGTGGCCTAAATCGCAGTTTGCCTGTGCATGTCTAATATTTAAATTAGCGATGCTAAGCAATGGCGGTTTAGATACATATTCTGCAATTTTATTGGCATAAGCTACAGATACAGGAATTTCATTGATATTTGTTGTGCCTTCTTCATGGATGCCCCAGCCGCCTGCATTTTTACGCCATATTTGCCATTTGCCAGGTTCAACAACCCTAATCTGGCGAACGTGTTCAGTACCAAACTGGCCTTTAGGCTCACAGGCAATTTCGTTAATTCTTACCTGATCAATTGGTGATGTAGGCCCAGCATCAGACTGTCGCCATCCAAGAATTTGCTCCGCCTCATAATGAGCAAAATAGGGCATTAAACCACGTTCACGCTCTTCTCTAAGGTTTGCAGCTGGTTCTACATTTGGCATATCAGCCAAAATTACCGAATGGCCATACAACAAAGAACTAACTAAAACCCGTTGGGCAAAGGCTCTTAAGCTTGTGCCTCTACCATCAACGCTGCAGCAAAACTCATCCCAAAACGGATCAAGCTGGGCCTCTTCCACTTCTTGATAATCGTTAGGCAATACTTGAATGCCTTTTCTCAGTATTAACCCTGCAGCTTGATCAGCAATACGTGTCGTAAATGGGCTAAGCGTTGCTTTACTTACTCGGCGGTTCCATGCATCGTCTGTTTCGGCTGGCTCCTGTGGCAATAAATATTTTGCACCAAGCCTTAAGCCTTGAGTGCCACGGGTGCAAATATCAATCGGCGCCCAATCAGCTGACATGTCCAAAACCGGGCCACTAACCCAGCTTGGATCCATCCCAGGTTGCACCTGTTTTTGGAATGGCTCATCGTATTGAAGATAAGGGTCTTGACGACCCATTAACCCAGATGGATAAAAGCCATCAACACCAGGAGCGCTATTAGTCACACGTCCGATTCGTCCGATGCTTCATTCTATTGTTCTTATCACTTCTTCTTTTTTGGTTTCTTTTTAGCAGTTCGTGCTGCATCTTTAAACGCTTGATCAGTCGGAGCACCTTTGCTGCCTGGCTTGCGAGGCTTCCCGCCACGTTTCTTCTTGGCGTTGATGTTGGCGTATAACCCGCGCTTTGCTGCCATTACCAAAATTCGGACTTACTTACATTCTGTCGAGTGGCCGAGGTTGTTTAACTAAAATCAGGTATCTGCGCTTCTCCGGTGATGATCGACAAAGAAGGCAAAAGGCTAGCTGGAGAATTTCAGGTTGCAATGCTGTGTGATCAGATTGAACGGTTAGAGCATTTAGAAGAAGTGAAGCATGTAGCAAAAGAAATGGTGCGTTTGAACTGGCAAATGAAAACTACAGTTGCCGGGATGGTGGAACGGGGCTGGTTGGAACAGGGTTTGTAATGCCTGCTTAGGCGTAACAGCAATGCTTAAACCATTGATGCTTGGTAGTTGTGCAACGGGTAAGCCTTGGTCTTGAACTTGGAAAGACTGTTGGCGTCGTCTTGGTAAGTAGGGTTGAATTTCCAATGCGGTTGAGATGCACCTGTTAAATGATCTTCAATATTTGTGCGATTTTGCTTTATTTCTAGCCCTATGCCTTCTTTCTGAAAAACTCTGGTCTCATAGCACCGGCCTGTAGCGCCTAAAAATCGCAAGCATTTATGCTCGCTTCGCTTGTCAAATAAACGATCATGTAAATCACCTGATTGACCTACATAATGAGGTTTTTCTATGTCGCCAAATGGGTCGGCAATCCAATAAAGCCCTGGGCCAGACAGATCTCCTCCTTTAAGGCTGGTAACTGTCCATTCGCGAGGGTGCGGAATGCTGTGCTTTAAACAGGCGCGTTCAACGTCTGTTTTAAATATTTCAGCTCGTAGGTCTTTCATCTCTTCACGTAATTCAGCAACCTCTTGCTTTGCTTCACTAGCTGTGCTGTCAGCTTTCATCGCTATGCCTTGTGCGGCGTAGGCATCGGCCCCGACTACTTGCATTATCTGAACCATTAATCTGTTGTATTCGTTGTTACCGGCTAAATGATTGACAGCCATTGAGGCATTAGGCTGCTCTGCTGATACTTTTGCAACTTTTACAGTTGTTCCCACAGTTAAATCACGAGTCGCTTTAGCTTCTGCTGTTCTCCCGTGCATTAGGTAACTGAGCTGTAACGGCAAATTAATAAGCGTATATCGAGCGGTTGGGCGCCAATCAGGTCGCTGGCTTTTGATTAATGCATTGATACCAGTCTTTGCCCCATAACCGCCACAGCTAATCGCGTAGCCATCCTTCACAAGAAAGGACTTTGAAACTTTCGCCTCATTAGTGCCAGGGATGGCCAGCATCCGCTGAATGGCATCTGGGGGCATGCCGTATTTAACACGCGATGCGTTTATAAGCTCCATGTTGTCTTGAATATCGCCAGGGCTCACGCCTTTTGCTCTTGCTACCTCAGTAGCAATTGCCCACGTCTCGCCTTCAATGAGCACAGTGGGATAACGGATAGTCTCTGCCCACTTAATCGCGTCTTCACTGAAATTACCTAGCAAGCCTTGCTCAGCTAGCGCTGTTTTAAGAATTTGTTGGTTATCTGGGTGATTTTGGGCGAAGCCGAGCATTCCTGTTACGCAGGCGTTATTAACTATATTAAAGCGTTTTGTACTCTCTACCGCAAAAGAGTTTTGTTTTAGAGGATGTGAGCCGGGAGATGGATCACACCGTTCGTGTGCCCTGTATTTCCGCGTCACGCGGTTTTGTATTGCAGGCTTCCCGGCTCGTTGTTATTCGTTCGTACTAGGGAGATTCACGATGTCTTGCCACATGCTTTGAAGGTCTCGCAAGCTGGCTACGTACGAGATAGTCATGTCTTCATTGAACGACCAACCATCTTCAAGAATCACTAGATGATTTGCGTCGTTATCCCAAGGGCCAACGGGTTTCTCATGCTCGATGCTGTTGATGCCTGGGTGGCGTTCTGCTTCGGCCCAGGAGCGTGGTTTTTTCATTGGCTTAATAGCGGATAAATAGTGATGGGGCCGTGAGGCCCCGTGGTGGTCAGGCTCCTGCAGGTCCCAAGCGATAGCCAGGGGATTGGATCATGAATTCGTCATTCCAATCCAGATCCTTGACTTCCACTGGAGCAGCAGTGAAGTGCTGAATAGCGCGAACAGTTACTTCAACTGCGTCACGATCAACTACCTCCCAGATGAGGTTTCTCCAGTCAGAAGGATCAGCCACTTTGTCAAAAGCAGCAGTCAGTTGAGCTTCAGTGAAAGCCATTTTTCAAAACCAGCGACGGAGGCTGGGAACGGTGGGGTCTCCCCCTTGGGTAAAGAGTACACCTCTTTAGGCGTAATGTCTACCAAACCTGGCCAACTTTGCTCTTTGCTCTGCCAACCCTCCATGGTTTGACCTGATTCATGGCACTCAGGATCAGATACCCGCAGCCATCAATCCAGTGCTCTAACCCTGGCGCCTTATCAACAATAAAATCATCCGCGCCTTCCTTATAAGTCACTGATCTGAAACCTTTGATCGTGTTCTTAGCTCTTGGATGAACAAACATTCGGACCTCACCAACCGCATTCTTGATTAACCAGTTTGTTGCGTTCAGTCTGTCCTTAATGGCCCATG